CCGAGAATCGGCTTCTTCTCTACTCCGTACTCGATTGCCTGGTCATGATATGTATAAGCGAAAGTCAGACCGAAGAGGCAAAGGTTAGAAGCTGCCTGAGCAAGAAGGATGTTTGAATCATTCTGCTCCTGAATCAAGTCACCAAGATGAGTGAAGCCTTTCGCAGTTGAGATATCGTCAGGATTGCTAGCGTCTTCTGGGAAGAATCTGGTATACGGAACTCCTGCAGACAACGCGGCAACGAGACTGTCGTGGTGCCCGCGCACGATATTGATAATTGGTTTGTACTCGAGATCCGACTTGCCTTCTTCTCGATCGCGCTGAGAAATCGAAATCCAATCCTCAGAAACAGCATCGAAGAAAAGATCCTGGACTCCTTGGCGATAGAGCTCCATCTGCTTCCACTTGAGAAGCTGGGCCCGGCGAATCTGTTCGTCATCATGAATGAATCTCTGGAACAGGGTACGAAGTGCAGCCTTCTCATCGTCAGATAGGGCTAGGGCTTCAGCTTTTGCCGGGTCTGAAGTATTCGCTTCTTCGTGACCCTGATCCTGCGATTCATTCTGATCAGGAGGCAAAGGATCATCGTCGATCGAGTCATCCTGATAGTCATCTAGCATCGTCGGAATCATTTCTTGCCTCCCTTCTTCTTGAAATACTCGACCTGCATGAGGCGCTTGGCGGCTGCGGCATATGTAGGAAGGACTTTAGACAATTTCTTACCCTTCTCTGACAATACGACGTAACCGCCAGGCACCTCTTGGATCATTTACGTAGTAGGCGGAGCAGGAGACGCAGGAGTATTCGCCGCAACCGCAGCGGCAAGTTCTGCATCCTTCGCAACCAGTTCATCAGCGATCGCCTGGAAGTCGGCAGGAGTTCCACCAGCGTCGATCACAGCCTGAATACGAGCCGCGATACCATTGATCAACGTCACGGCGGAATCAATGACGACTCCGTTCGCCGCCACCGCCTCCCTTACAGCAGACAAATCAGCAGCCAAGTTACCCTCCATGATCAGTGCCCATCGTTCGAGATGGAGCAACCGATCTAGTTTTGAATTGATCTCTTGCAAACTTCGAGCAATTTCCTGACCAGACATGACCTAAGCAGTCACCCAAGGCTTAACTCGGATCTCCTCGGTAACGTTCGATTCGAAGAGGATAACTTCGCCCTGAGTGATATCCTTCTTGACATACCTCTTGGCGAATCGCAACGTATGCTGCTCACCATTCGGGATTCCACGGCTAACCTTGAAAACGGTGGTGCATCCAAAGTCGTCGTAGTTCGAGGTCGGCTCCGTGAATCCACCAGGCTCGCCGGTTCCCTCACCATGATCCTCGAAGATAACATCCTTCAATCGGAAATTCGCCCACTCCTGCGGCCCGTTAGGATCGAAGAGAAGTTCCGATGCGTTCGCAGGGTCGCCAGGCTGGAAGGCAACGCCATACTGATCGAAGGGCGTACAGTCAGTATGGATCCGGGAGCCGGCATCGATAGGGTCTGCTCCAGACATGACCTTATCGAACTCCAACTTATTGAGAAGGCGCTGGCCCGTTCCCGGCTTGTCAGACTTCGGGATCTCAATTCCCATAACCGTCAATCGAAGGCCGGCAACCCTTCTTGCCTCCCGAGGAACGGAGAGAACAGGAACAGGCGTTGTCGGTGCAGGAGGTGCAACAGTAGGGACAGTCGTTGGTCCGTGATCTGCTTGCTCAGTCTTCTTCTTTCCGATACCGAGATGCTGTCCAATTCCCTTGAGGAATCCAACGAGACCACCAAGCTTCTCCTTATTTCGGAAAAGCCAGGAAACGGCAGCACCAACGTTGCCGCCCTTCAGATCAGTCACAACGTCGATAACGTCGGTGAAGTCAACGCTACCTTCAGTTGCGACAAGAGATCGAGCCTTAGTCTGTGCAGCGTCCGACTTAGCCTTCTCAGCCGCTGCGAGGTCAGCGAGCTTCTTCTTGTCCGCGTCTGTCAGATCCGTCATTCAAAGCCTCCAGTTCCTGTCGACGCTTAATCGACTCGAGCTCTAATTCTTTGCGCCGTTGTCGTAGCGTCTTCATACGAGGAACTAGTTGCTGTTCCTCGCCTTCTTGCTGCTCGATTGCTATTGGCGAACCACGAAGAAGAGCAATCGTTTCTCTTTGCTGCTCGACCAATTTACGATATTCCGAGATGATAGATTGCGATACTTCGAACTGCATCTCCGACTGCTTCTCGATTCCTTCTAGATTCTTTTCCAGTTCGGAACGATAAGCATTTAAGTTAGATATGAGCCCTCTTGTAACGTCCTCGACGACTTCCAAAACGATGGATCGAAACCACATTCGAATTCGTTTCACGTTCGTGCGCCTCCATTTGATGGTAGGAGGTAGTCATGTCACCAGTCATCTGGAGACGCTGTACGATCTTTCCTAGTTTCGACTGCTCTTCAAATGCTTTCGTGTCATGCAGATAACGATTCACGCGAGACAGACCATAACGTAATGCATCGTAGGGATCATCGCCGGGGAACTCTGCGACGTCTTCTACTCGTGTCTCATGGTAGATGCAGTTAGACAATGCATTAATTATCTCGCCACAAGTATTGAATATCTGTAACTTAGGGAGGTTAGTCTCGGCCGGCTCAGGCTCGAAGAGACTTCTATATTCGTCGGCCATCTTTACGCCGTGTAAACGGAAAATACGATCGTAAGTCTCTTGTACGAATCCTTCAGGAGGAACGTAACGTTTCGGTTTCTCCGACCAACGGAGATATTCATGGACGAGAAGCTTGCCATCGATCCTAGCGTTCTCTCCATCCTCGACGTAATCGAAACCTGAAGCGTTCAAGAACTGCTGCTTCACAGTCATTTCGCCGCGGTTCTGATTTGCCGAGGGGTCGATGACGATGCTTACCAGATTCTCGTCAATGTTACTGTATCGTCTGATGTCGGAACCCCAAACAGCGATCGGAGTCTGTCTCGCTACGTATTCACGATACAGGAATACTCGACCATCTGGAGCAATCGCGATCCAGCCAGCGTAAGTCATTGCCGCGTAGCCCCAGTCTATGAATAGAATCTTGGGCCAGTAGCTTGGGATGCTGAATGGTTCAACGACATGACAAGGCGCCGGCTTCCCGTCGACCGACTCAAAAGAATTGGGAACAATCCGAAGTTCAGTAAAGACCTGACCAGAGAAAGACCACCAATCGCCTTCCATCTTTGCTCGACGTTCGGCTTCTGGCAAGAGACGGAGCTGATTGAAGTAATCAGGGTTCACCTTCATGATAGAAGGGTTGTCAGTCAACTTCGCCGGTATGAAGATCCTCTTGGTTTTAGACAATGGATCAAGAAGAATCTTGCCACCAGTAGGACAAGGCTTGACGAAACGATCACGAACCCACGCGTGACCTACGCCGCCAGGATTGGTTGCGGATCGGATGATTGCAGGTAGGGAAGGATCTGTCGTTCTAATGCGCGACGTCAGATATCGATACTGAATTTCTGAGAAGTGAGTCAGCTCATCGAATCCTACATAATGATACTCTGCCGTATCATGAGCCTTTGCATCCTTGTCTTGCTCCATGTAGCCGAATCGAATGATGGCGCCGTTGTTTTTCCCTGTGTCAGGATTCGGGAAATGCCAGCTATGGTTGGATGCGTTATACTTGCCGCCGAAGTGAGGATAGTATTCATGAGATCTTGGGATAAGAGACTCTTCCAACTGCGGGAAGGTACGGCGAAAGATAATCCCGTGAAACTTTGGATTCCTTATCCACTGTTTCGCGATCGGGAGCATGAGAAGGACTTCAGACTTCCCTCCTGCCGCGGCGCCCCCATACATCGCCTCGAATACTTTACCTTCTCCGTAGGAAGGCAGAGAAAGAAACTCGACTTGCCTGGGGTGCGGTTCCCAAACTTTCTCGTTTCGTTCTTTGACTTCTTCTACCATTCGTGACGTCCTGTCATATCATGTGTGTAATGCTTGCCTTCGTGGTCTATCTTGCCGAAACAATGCTCTTCAGGACACGGTCCACACTCATTACAATGCTCAACGGATGGCATGAGTATCTTCGTGTCCTTATAGAAATGGCAATGATGTTCACACATAAAATGTCATTAAATAACTACCGTTCTATCCTGTTTAGGAGCCCGATAAACTGGATGCGTTCCTGGAGAACGTTCCTGTCTGTTCGTATTCCCACCCTTTTGGAAGGCAGTCTAGATCGAATAGAACGGCAGTTATTTAAGGGCATTTATTTGAGAGCGGTTAACGGAGCTTCCATTTCCTCGTACTCAGATACAGAGCGCTCAGGAGGTACCATAACAATAACCTGAGCATTATTCGTAACCTCAGTCTTCGGGGAAGTCTTTTCAATGACGGCCGCAACGTCCTTAGCGATAGACATTGCCTCTCGCATTGAACCGACTTTCTCGATCATGTTCTTCTTTTCGACGACTCCGAAGAGAGCAAGAAGTTGATCGACTGCCTTCTCATTAACCTTCTTGATCCCATTCTTAACTGCTACGTCGACTGAAGTATCTTCTCCCTTATCGATAATTTTCCGTACAGTAGAATCAGAGACTCCAAATTGGGCCGCCGTTTCCTTCACTGTCGTTGAGCTAGCTGAGATTCCGATCAGCGTTCGTTCGTATGGCGACAAACGGCGCTTGCCCTTCTTCTTAGGTAGAACGATTTCAGGCTCGATAGCCTTGACTCCATCCTCAGGATTCAAATCAATCTTCTTACCAAACGGCAGGAAGGAAAGAAGATTATCGTCAGAATTGAGCCGGGCCGCCGCTTCTTCTGAGCTGATGGTTGGCATATCGTTCAATGAAGAGATAGAAGAATAGTCATCTCGATCGGTAAAATCGCCCTACTGAGAATATAGGCCGAAACCGATACCTTGTCAAGTCCTCATGAAAAAATATAATGTTCATTTTTCGAACATTGTTATAGTCGCTTCAATTTTAAAAATTTGGTCGATAGTCTATGTCGTAGATTGACGAGGATTAGATGGGACCCTTTTGTAGATTGCTATTATCTGCCAATCTTGCGTCAGGTGAACAGCATTCCCCCCGCGGCTCGACATGGGACCCGTCCGGACGATGCGATCGGGAAGACTTGCCATGGTCGACGGCGGTCCATTTATCTGCATCCAAGAATCTGAAGTGTCAGTTCAAGGCAATGGAGGAGAGCAAGTGTGGCAAACTTGACACGTGTCTCATTTGACACATAGAAATCTCGCGATCGGGAAATTTACCCCTTGACTTGACGGCAGGAGCGGCCTATATTGGGGATAGTTCAAGAGCGCATCCCGCGCTCGAGTCTTTGACAACTTAATAGAGGCAAAAGCTTATGAAGACGATCGAAGTCGTTGTGCCCGAGACGGTCGAGGAGGCCCTGGCCGGTGGACACTTCCGGTACGAAGACACAGAGGTTTCGGCCGACGTCAACGGCACCAAGGTGAAGCGGCCCTACCAGAAGAAGATCGCGTTGACGCTCGGTGGCGCCCTCTTCATTGCCGGTGGCCAGGGTGACTTGGTGGTCGACGAGGACGGCAAGGCGGTTCGCGGAAAGGCGAGCGTTTGCGCAGACTTCACGTATGGCAACGACCTGGGCGTGAAGGCAACCGAGAGAAACATCCTGGTCGCGGCAACGGAAGGCCCGGAGAAGGCGATCGAGAAGTTGGCGAAGAACCTCATCGCGGTCGGCATGGCTCCCGAAGTCGCCCGCGAGAAGGCGAAGGAACTGCACGCGCTGGCGAATCCGACGGAGTAGCTGTAAGGGGCCTGGCTCGCATAGCAGGCCCCGCGTTCCCTGCCTCTATTAGGACCTTTGGGATGATGGCTCAGTTTGAACCATGATCCGAAAGGAGATAAGATGATTCAATTGACACCACAAATGGCACAGGTAGTTTTCAACCTAATGCATGAGGCAGGTTGCAGGTGGATTCTCAATGCAGATGAGTACGACGCTCTAGCCTATCTCCAGGGGCAGCTATACCCACGCAGGCTACTAGAGTGTCAGCACTGGAGCCATGAGCGTCAAGGTGGTTGCACATCTCCCGCATGCAAGACTGGCGAACCAAACAAGTAAAGACGAACCGACGACATTGGCCCGGCCCGGCAATGTTCGTTTCTTGAACATTATCCCTTCTACTCCTCACTTTATCTTTCCCTCTACTCCTGCCTTTATCCTTATCCTTCCTTTACGACTCTAACAGACCCGCCAAACAGCGAGACAATCCTCGTCTCTTCTCGTCGCTCCTCGTCTCCTCTCGTCCCTTTTCGCCTATCCTCGTCTACGAAAACGGCGCTAAATGCATGAAAACAATAGGCTTAGCGCAAACGGGGGACATAGCGCTCCGGGAATATATTTGAGATTTTCCCATCTATAGAAAATCTTGTGTCGATTTTGCAGCTATAGAGGAATAGTGTCCATATACGGACACTTTTGTAAGGTTTACAAGCGTTTCCTGTAGGTATTGTTTTATATATATATTTTTATATATAGATATAAGATAAATACGAACCCCCTAAAATTTCTTGTCGAGAGATTTTTCTCCCTAAATTTTGAAACGATGCAAGATTTTTGAAATAGATGCCGGGGGGTAGGGTCCCCTATGCAAAGGCTAAATGCTTTAGAATCATGCATTTAGCGCGTTTTCCGGTGACGGAACTAGACGAACAGAGACGATAGGCGACGGGAAGAGACGAGAAGAGACTACAATTATAGCTTGATTTGCATGCTTCTCTTGCCTCTATTGAATCATAGACATAAGGAAATTTTACGCTTGACAAACTGTTAAATTTTGCCTATATTATAACTTGGAGACCTTTTATGAGAATAAGTATCGAGACAATCCCTATCGACTCTATCAAATTGAGAGGGGAACATTTAATCTGGAAAAGCGAGGTTGAGAAACGAGCAAGTCTTCTGGAGAAAGAGGGACAAGCTCATCCAATAACTGTCTATCTTCATAGAGGAGAATATCTCACGTTCGTTCATGATCGAGATGCCGCTCTACTTATCAAGGCAGCGAGATCTATCAATTGGAATCAGATACTGGTCACTCTACATCGTGGAAGATAATTTCTCGAACGAAGAGAGACATAGGGAAATCTTCCCGAACTTTATTTTCGATTCGGGAAATTTTCCCTTGACTTTTCTTGTCTTTGGCCTATATTTAGGTCAGCGAATTCCATAACCGCCCGGGCTTTGAAATGTCGATTCGGAGCGCGGGACCTAACGAAAGGCTTCCGATGGAACCAAACAACCAGGAGCAACCAGTTCGATGTATGGACTGCTCTTCTCTCATCTCGACCTTCCCTTGTCCTCACTGCGCAGCGAATGCGAAGCTCGACGAGAAGGAGAAGCATGGGCTCGAGGCGGAGAACGTTCGACTTGCCCGTGAATTGCGAGAGACGAAAGAGAAGCTTGCGAACGCGGTTCGTGTCGTGAACGGTGATGGTCCCAAATCAACGCCGGCACCTCCGCAGATCAACTTAACAGGAGAAAAAGCGGAAAGTACGGAAGACGAATACAGGAAGATTTACGACAACGAGCTTCCTCTCAACTTCGTTCTTCCTTCT